AGGGCTGCGAGGGTGATCCACATAACTCCTCCTTATGGAGGTGGAGGGACGACCGTTAGGGGGGTCGCAGGGGGTCGTCCCTCCACGCACTTGGTGGGTTATTCAGTTGTCGCCAGAGGGGGGTCTGGCAGTACGCGCTGACAGGAGAGAGCGCGCACGAATAGAGACCCGCCGCCAATGGGAGGTGCGACGGGTCGGTCTAGGGGGGTAGGGGTTATTTGTCCGTTATGCGCTCTGTACGTACAATCTTGCGATTTGCTCACATTGCCGGAATGAGCGCGGTAAATGCGAAATGAAGGCGTACCGTCGAGCACAGATGGCCTCCCAACCATCGGCCAGGACGGTCAGGAGTTGCAGCTCACGGCATTTACGCAACAACGCCGCCGTGAAATGCAGCGCTTGCCATCCTGGGAGGTAGCCAGCTCGGGGGAGTTGGCCAGACAGGAAATGGTGCTGAGAAATGATGTACGCACAAACAATGACCAGTCAAGACCGACACGCCGAACTGATCCAAAGTTACGAGACCCACGTCATCCGGCTCGGGTACTCCCCGGGGACGGTCGAGCAGCGGGTTGCCCGCCTGCGCGCCCTGCGGGTTCCACCGGATGAAGCGACCACAGCCGACGTGCTGGAGAGCCTGCCCGCCGATCTCAAGCCGTCCAGCCGCAGGGTCTACCTGGCCGCCTTGCGAGCCGCCTTCCGGGACCTCCTGACCCTCGGCCTGGTCGAACGTGACCCGACCGTCGGGGTGCGCCTACCGGGTGCCGGACGGTCCCTCCCGCGACCCTTGCTGGACGAGGAGGTCAGCGTCCTGCTGGCTGGCTCGGGTCGGCAGCGGGACTGGACGCTGCTCGGGTTGTACGCGGGCTGCCGTGCCTCGGATGTGGTCGGCCTCTATGCGGAGGATCTGATCCGCAACCGCAGCGGGTATGCCCTGCGACTCCACGGGAAAGGCAACGTGGAAGCCATCGTGCCAGCGCATGACTTGGTGGTGGATCTGTTCAGCCGCTACCCGGCACGCGGTCCACTCTGGAGGATGCGGCCCGACTCGATGAGCCACAGGTGGACGGCCTGGGCCATGAATCTCGGGGTCGCAGCACGCTTCCACCAATGCCGCCATTGGTTTGCCACCAATATCTACCGTCAGAGCGGCGACCTGCTGGTGACACGGGATCTGCTGCGCCACTCATCGGTGGCAACCACGCAGATTTACGCAGCCGTAGAACCTGAGAACCAATACAGGGCCGTGGCTGGCCTGTAACGCAAGTGAACCCCCCAGCGACCCTGTATCGGGCTGCTGGGGGGTTCGTGCGTCATGCGGTCTAGGGGGACTCCTCGAACCACTCGCTCAGGTCCGGCTCGTCGTATGCGGCCACCTCGGTAGTGAAGCCGAGCGCCACGGTGGTCTTGGTCTCCTCGGGTGTTTCGGTTTCGGCGTTGATGGCCACCGCGATCCCGGCAGCCTCACGCATCAGGAAGCGCAACTGGCGCAGCGAGATGTCACCATCCCACCGCACCTCCACGTCCCCGATAACTATCTTGACCATGACCGTGCGCTGGCCTCGGCAATCAGGGTGTAGGCGATGGCGTCTAGGTAGTGGTCACGGTCGTAGCCGTGTCGAGCCCTGGCCAACTTGACCATCGTCATCATCGCGGCGACGTCGGCCACCGACAGATCCCGACCGAGGTAGCCGGACCACATGCCAGCGATCCGGCCCAGGGTGTCCTCTGGCTTCCCGTGGGTTGCCATGCGGTCGCCCATCATCGTGGCGACTGCTTCACTTGCCAGCGCAGGGTCAATCACTCAGGCTCCCTAGATTGGTCTGGTCTGCCCGTTGGCCAGGACTTTGCACCACGCACCGCAGCCACACATCAGTTGCGGATAGGCGGCGGTCCTGGTGTACGTCTTACCCATCGGGGTCAGGTCAGTCCCACCGCAGGTAGGACAGCAGGTGGGGTCACCCGTGAACAGGCCGAGATGTACGGTTCGTACATACGGGGCGAGGTATTCCAGGAGCGCCTGGGTCGCGCGCACGTCGGCCACGTTGTACGCCTTGAACTTGGCCCACGCCTTCTCGTCGCCCTCCAGCACCTTGCGCCACAGCCCGGTCCCCGTGTCTAACTTGGTCGGCAGTCCCAGGGTCTCAGTCACATAGCCGAGACGGTTGCTGGCGAACTTGAACAGCCGCCGGTTCTCCTTGAGCAGATCCACGTCCACCCACGGCGACGGCGGTCCCAGGCCCGAAGTGACGAACTCGCGCATCGCGTGCTTGTTGTCAAAGCCTCGATGGTTGTAACCGACCACTACGTCGGCGTCATTCAGCGCGTGCCACAGCGCCTCCACCATCTCGCGCCGGGAGTTATGGTGCTCGCTGTAATACATGACCGTCTGCGAGTCGGTCCACTTCCCGGCCCAGCACAGCAGCCGCGACGGGGTCACGATCTGGTCAGGACGGATGGACGTGTCGTGGAGGTTGTAGGTCCACACCAGGTGCGGCGAGGTCTCGATGTCATAGACCAGGACGCGCGGCGGCCTAGGCGTCAGCGACTCGGCCAGCGCCATGCTTGAAGCACCTGCACCCGTGCTTGCGATGCGTCTCAATGCTCTTGTAATGGATGTCGTAGCCCTCCAGCCGCAGCAACTCAGCGATCCGATGCGAGGACAACCGAGCCGGGTCACCCTTAGGGATGTCGAGTGCGGCGCGGAGCGCGTGCGCGTCGTCAGCGTCCAGGTCAGCCAGGATCACCGCAGTACGGCAGGGGAGTCCACGCTGCGATGGTCGCGCGTCACCAAGCCTCTCGGCCAGGGTCATAGCCCGAGCGCCTCGCTCCAGGCTTTGCGCACGATCTCATCCCGCGCCAGGATCGGCAGCGGAAACAGTCCGTCGTTAGTGTCAGCGGCTGGCGTGAACGTGATGTGGATGTGCCCGGTGTGGCCGTAGCCCTTGCCGCGCCACTTCCAGAACCAGCGGCGGTAGGTGCCGCTTGCCACCTGATCTTCATAGACCACATGGAGGATGCGTTTTGCACCTGGCAGGTTGCTCGCTGCGTACGCCACGAGTTCGTCGGCAAACTGCCGTGCGGTCGCTCCGTTGCGTTCCTTGCCGCGTCCCATGTTCTCGTCAATGTCGAGCGCGTACACCACGCCGTGCTTGTCGGGGTTGTGGAAGCTGCGCCGCTGGGAGTGACGACTGTCCCCGATCCAGCCATCGGACCGGCGATCTCTCGCTGGCCACCTGTCATCAATCTGCTTGCGCAGCGTGACGCCAGCCCGACACAAGCGCGCCATTACTCGTCCGGCGAGACGTTGGCCGCAGCAAGTCCACCCATGAACACGGCGTAAACCAGGCCGATGATGGCCGGTGCCACGGAGTCCTCAATCCAGCCGAACGCCACCAGAACGGGGACGGCGGCGACACCGCAGGCGTAGAGCCAACGGCGGTATCTGGCAGGTATCGCAGGCATGGTGCCTCCAAATAGAAAAGCCACCCGAAGGTGGCCGGTGTGCAGGGTTCGTTAGAGGTCGTTGTTCAGGTGGTACGTAACGTGGTCGTCAATCTTGGTCCGAACGTCACGAACCTCGGACTCGATCCGGTTGAGTTGATCCTTCACCGACGAGCCGCCATTAGGTTGCAGCGTCTTGGATATCGCAATCTGCGTGCGGATCAGCCACAGGATGCCGCCGAGGATGGCGGTCGTCAGGATCACCAGCGGCACGAGGTCGGCGGGAGCGTCCACGTTCATGACATAACCCCGACTTCCTTTTTGTCCCACTTGTCTAAGGGACATTTTGCGGCGGAAAAACGGATCTTAATTTTCATTAGGCAGCCACACGCCTTGCATGTCCATGTGGGCGCAAACAACATAGGGCACGCCGCGCATATCTTGCCTCGTTGGAGGGATTCATCACGAGCCAGCAGCATGGTCATCCGTTAAAAGACTGTCTAAAAGGTCGTTTAGTTGCTGATCTTCGTCCTCTGGCTGTTGAAATCCTGATTCTAGTGACCATCCGAGACCTATGTGCGCTGGATTCTCGTCATGGTAAACAACCAGCTGGAACTTACCGTTCTCTGCCGTGTTCTGCTGCAGCCAGTCTTGGTCTGCGACTTCAATATTGACGACGACCCCATCTACTATTCGTGCAATGTTGAGCAGCATGGCTATCACCCGACCCTGTACGCGACAATTACGACGCCGCCCGTGCCAGCAGCGCCCGTATTCTGACCCGAACTTCCGCCGCCGCCGCCACCGCGAGACGCACCTGTCGATCCCGTAGACCCCGATGTTCCTCCGCCACTCGCTCCATTGCCTGCACTAGACCAGCCGGAACCTCCCGTTCCCCACGGCGACGATCCTCCACCGCCGCCGCCGTAGCCGACGCTCGATCCGCTGATAGTCGAAGTGACGCCCGCGCCGCCCGCGCCGCCTGCGCCTGTCAAGCCACCTGCCGCTTGCGCTCCGTTACCAGTAGATCCGCCGCCGCCACCGCCCTGATAGCGCGCAATGTCTCCGCCGAACTGACCTAACCCACCTTGCCCACCACCGGCAGTTGTGCCGGTAGCCCAACTTGGTCCACCGCTACCACCCGAGGTCCAGTTGCTGGAAGGAGTGCTGCAACAGTTACCGCCGCCGCCGCCGCCACCAGCGGTCACACTGAACGCTGTCGAAGAACCACCTGTGCCGCCCGTGCTTGGGTTCGCTCCACCTGTGCCGCCGCCGCCGCCGCCACCGACAGTTATCGAATGAGACTGAACCGCCAAGGCAACATCAGAGCCGGTGACGACTCGTCCGCCGCCGCCGCCGCCGCCAGCAATTCGGTTAGCGTCTACGTTGTAAGAACCGCCGCCGCCGCCGCCGCCGCCGCCCACTACAAGGTAGTTGAATGGCTGTTCTGCTGCGGTAACCGTGAATGTTCCATTACTTGTGAAGGTATGAACCTTCCATGTCTGACCCGTGCCATTGTAGTTTGTGACAGTTGTTTCTGTGCCACCCGTAGCCGCATTGAATCGTGACCGACCCGATGCAACATGCCCCAAGCCATGAAGAAGCGTCACGCCAGATCCCCAACGAGCAGCCAAAGGTTGTCGGCACGCTCATACAACTGCGCCGAGGAATACTGAGCACGTAGCGAGGGAGTGCCAGCGGTTGAGGTCGAGTTGATCGTTACACCTGAACCCGCCGCGATGAACACCGGCCCGGTTCCAATCCGCGCAATCGCAATCGCCGCACCAGCGGTATACGCCACGCTCGATGCGGGAGGAACCGTCACAGTCACCGTGCCCGACGAGTTTACCTGGATCAACTTCCCGGCATCCGAAGCCGCCAGAGTGAAGTTACTTGTGGCCGATCCCATCGTGGCACCGTTGATCTGGTTATTCAGATCCGTTGCCGTGAGAACTTGACCTGCAACGAAATCAGCCATGCGCTGTTCCTTTCCTAGAAGCCGAGTTGGTCGTCGTTGAGTTGCCCGAACAGGGACGAGTTGAGAATGAAAGACGCCTCTGCGCGGGACATCGTGAGCGTCATCGTGTGCGACGCCGGGGACACGCTGTGGCTGATGCGGTCCAGGGTCGCGTACTGCGTGATCGCCGCACCGACCTTCGGCGTGAACGTCACCTGCAACGGCTGACCGAGATCCATCCGTGCCAGCGTCGTGCGCTGCGCAGACGTCAGCCCGTCCACCGCAATGGACACCTCGTTGATACGCAGCGCCGGGTCCTTGTAGCGGGCCAGCAGATAGTCAGCCAGCGTCCCGTTGTCGGCGTCCGTGTTGAACAGCAGCCCCGTCTTGGACAACTCCGAGATTCCGTAGGTGGTCTGGCTCGTGGCGTCCGTTCTGACCGCCGTGCCACCACCCTGACGCACCAGGGTCACCTCGTTGTAGAGCTGCTCGGCCCCGTAGTCCAGACCGACGGCGGTAAACGGGATACCCGTACCACCGAGCAGCACCGGATTGCTGAAGTTCTGGTTAGCCAGCCGGTCGGCGAAGTTCGCGTTACCTGAGCGGTCCATGAAGAACAGGCCGAACTCGGTATCGGTCACCGTCTGCAAGTAGTCCAGCACGTTCGTATTGGCGGCAGGAGTGTCGGCTTGGAGGGTCACCTGGCCGGTGTCTATGTCGCGCTTACCCGTCGGCCAGGACGCCTCCGTCAGCACCGCACCGACCCGAGCACCCGACGCCTGCGAGGTACGCACCGCCGTGCCCATCGTGACCTGGCCCAACTGAATGAAGCCGTCCACGCACTCAGCCACAGACGTGGAATCGCCGGACAACTCGTAGCCGATATTCCAGTCATCAACCAGGCCGGTGAAGATCGGCTCTGAATCCAGGGTGATGGACACGTTTTTCCGGGGCACGATGCTGCTGGCGTATTGTGAATAAGAGTTCGGCGTGTAGGTGACGACAGTGGACGTGGATGCGTTAGCGGTTCCGTTCCACGTTAGGGACACGAGATCGTCGGTGCCGAGATAGACGCTGCCGTCAAAGTATGCGCCAAAGGTCGCTAATGTCTCAACAAGTGCAGCATCCGTGTAAATCAAAAGACCTACAGCAGTAGCAAGCGTCCCGCTTATGCGTGCTACCCAGACCATGCTTCCAGCGACCGTCACATTCCTCGCCAACCGTGCACGCACCCACGATCCAGCAACCAAGGTTGCGGAGGAACTGCTCACACCCGTAGTCGTGGCTGTGCCACCCTCAACACTCAGACTCACCATGCGCCCAGCCAGCGACGATCCCGCCGGGACATAGAAATATGCAGAGAAAGTGTGCGTACCTGTCGCTGTAGTTGTTGTTGTCGTATAGGCGAAGTTGTTGTCAGTCGTAGACGACATCGTCGTTGCAAGAGATGCTGCGCCGACGTAGGCGAATGTCGTTGATCTGGCAATGGTTGCCTGTGCGCTGGCCCAACTGTTTGTATTCGTCTCAAACGACGGATTCGTCACAAGGTTCGTCCGCGTAATCGGCACCGGCAGGTACGTCGGGTCGAACAGCCGAGCCCGGTTGTCCAGCGTGATGGACGCCTGACCTGCCTGCACCCGGTCCAGCACCCGTGACCGGCCACGACTGACGCTCACGTTACGGACGTACTGCGTGACGTCCACCAGGGAGAACGGACCGCCGAGGGTGAAGGTCGTGTTATCCAGCACGCCTTGCACCGGGTCGTCAAGGGTGAAGAAGTTTGTGGTGCCGCCAGCGTCCTGATCGAACGCAAAGACGACCGAGACGTTGGTCATCGGACCGTGATCGGGACCGGCCCGTTACGCCGCTCGTACTGGCGCAGCGCGTCCACGATCTGCCGACCGACGTCACCGCCGTCTGTGCCCATGCCTGCGTTCACGGTCAGGTTGATGGTGGTGCCGACGCCGCCGCCACGGGACAGCGGAATCACGGCCTCGGGTCCAGCCTCGCCGATCAGCGCCAGCGTGGGACCCGTGACGATGCCACCCTCAGCCATCGCCGGGATGCGACCGGGAGCGACCGAGCCGACCGACGGGGGAGACCCTTGCGTCTCGTAGCGGGTGATGACCGTGATTACGGATGTGCGGTTGAGCGACGCGGCCAGGTCATTCATGATCCGCTGCATCCGCTTATTGCTCGGCCCATCGGGACCGAGGTCAGCAGCGAACCCAGCCAGAGTGTCTTGAGCGTTCTTGACGCCAGCGCCGTAGTAGGCCGACGCGGAAAGCATCGCCACCTCCTCGGCGGCAGCGGTCGTGGTCTCGACCAACTTGTTTGTCTGCTCAATGGCGGCAGCGCCGCCGTTGATGAGATCCACACCGATCTTGGTGCCAGCCTCAACACCAGCAGCAAGAACCTGCTGAAGTGCCTCTGGCTTGAGTCCGTCTATGACGAGTTGTTTGATGACCTCGGCAAACTTGACCGCGCGCCCCGCTTGCTGTTGCAAAGCGTCTAGAAATGTGATGCCTGATTCCTTGGCGGCCTGGTATGCGTCACCGAATGAGAACGCCTGCGTGATCGAACTGACCACGGAATCCTTGAAGGAGATGAATGTCTGTTCGGCTGACTGAAGGTTCTCTTTGAGTTGCGTGATGATTCCTGCATAGCGTTCAGCAGGAGATTCCTCAATGCTGGCCAGCAGTTCCTTGCGTAGTTCAGAGAATGACTTGGTGGCAGCATCAGCCTTCTCTCGGGCGCGAGACAGTGCTTCTGCGGCCTTCTTCGCATCCTCTTGGTATTTTGCAACGATCTCGCCCACGTTGGCGCGCGCCTCTGCCAGCGCTCGTTGCGCGGATGGATTCACTCCGAAGAACGCAGCCACGTCAAAGCCAACAGCGGCAGCCGACTGACCAAAGCGCCTAACTCCGGCCTCGGCACCACCCATGGCAGCGATAAAACGCGGGACGCCGTTCGTGACGCCTTCCATGGCGTCCTTGAGTATGTCCTGCTTGCGTGCTGTGTTCTCGCTCTCGGTGCCGATCCTGAACAAGCCGTCCACGATTATCTTGAGTTGATTTAGTGGCAGTGGGGCAGTCAGTACATCAAAAATACGTTCAAGCGGTGCTGGTAACTTGATGCCACCGAGCGTTCGCAAACGTGCTGCAAGATTGGCGAAACCAGTCGCCAACTCACCGACACCAGCCACGAGCGTGGCGGCCTTCTTGCCAGCATCAGCCACGGTCGCCGTGAAGCCGTCGCTGCCACCGAACTGTGCCGTTACATCATCAAGCGCGTTCAGCAGCGCGTAACCGATGGTCTCCTGCGCCTCACCCACAGCCACGTTGAGGCGCTGTATCCGGCCACCGTAGGTGTCGGCTGCCGCTGCGGCTTGACCCTCGAACTTCTGCGACAGCGCACCGGTAATCAGGTCCATGTCCTTGGACCTGAGCGTCGCCTGGTCGAGCCCGACACCGAGCCGACCCAGCGCCGTCGTCTGGCCGCCGTACGCCTTAGCCAGCGCCGTGGTCACGGAGTCCAGGTCGCGGCCCGTGCCCGCTGCAATATCCATCGCCAACTGGAGACCGCGCTGCGACTCGGCCACGTCACCCGTGACCAGCAGCAACCGAGACATGGCGGGACGCAGCTGGTCATCAGCCACGCCGGTCGCCAGCATCAGCTGCTCAACGAACTGCTCCACGCCAGCGTTCTGCGCAGCCAAGCCCATGTTCTCCATGGCTTTAGCCAGGGAAACCATGGACTTCTCGTCCTCGATGGCGGCCTGCGTTGCGTCCTTCAGGAAGTTAGTCAGCGTTGAGATGGTGAAGGTGGCAGCAATGGCCGCACCGACACCGGCAAAGGCTTTTCCCAGGTCACCCACGCCCTTGGATGTGGATGCAGAATCCTTGCGCAAGGACTCCAGATCGCGGATCGCCTTCTTGATGTGTGTGTCGTTGTAGTCACCAGAGATCGTGACGTTGATTGGGGATGACTTGGCCATCAGACCCTCCTGCCCGTCACGGCGGCTGCCGCCTTGTCTATTGCGTCCTCTATTGCTTCGCGCGCCTTGGGACCCTCGGCGTACAGCGCGTCAGTCAGGGTGCGCGGCCACGAGCGCCCGAAGCGTGCCGTCAGGGAATCCTCAAAGCCACCGCTACTCTTGCTTCCAGCCAGCGCGAAGATGGCACCGGCTGGAGTATTCGTCACCACGCGGCCCGAGAACCGCGTCACACGGCCACGGCTCGAGCGCTTGACGGCCTGCGGCTTGATACCCGTGCGCACCTTGGATCCGCTGAAACTGAGATCCCTGCCGCTGCTTGACGTCCACGATCCCCAGTTGGATAGCGGCTGGTCAGGAGTGTTGCTGCGCGCGTGCTGCGCAATCGGCATTAGACCCTCGCGCACTTCCTTGGTGAGAATCTTGTAGACGTCCTGGTCGAACTTGCTGATGCGGTTCACCAGTTCGGCAACGCCTTTGACTTCCAACTCCATCGGCATTAGCGGCTGGCCTTCCTCATCTCGCTGGACCGCCAGCGCAGGTAGCGGTGCATGGTTGCGATCATTCGCGGGGACTCATCGAGCAGCGCCGACGGCGGCACCTTCCACTCGTAGGAAAGATGCACTAGGAGCCAATGGACGCTTTGCTCTCCAAAGGGGGTACTTCTTCCTCCTTGCCAAGCCGGATACCTGACACGGTTTCGCACCAGGGATCAAACTCGGCCAGGTCAGGCTTGGCGCGCTTGAGGCTGTGCCATGCCATGAACAGCAACCACTCAATGCGTGGCTGTCCGTCCTGGCCCATCAGCGCTTGCGCACCCGGCCTGTCGTACTTGCGCTCAAACGCGATGAAGTCGGGGACCGAGGCTGTTGTGTCAGCCCCCGACCCATCTGCGTACTCAATACCGAGCTGGAATGTCATCATCGCAGGAGACTCCTATGACTAGGCGGTTGCGCGGGTGACGGCGCCCGTGATCGGCCAGGACACCGAGAAGGTGGCGAGGTCGCCGACTGCGCTGTCAATCGGGTTGTATTCGGTGACGAGCACGTTGAACTGGTACTCAGGATTGGCGGTGCCGATTGCGGCGGTGCCACCTGGCCGGACCTTGATCGCGGCAGTCCCACCGACCAGCGGAAAGACAATGCTGTCAATCGCTGACGCGGCGTAGTCCTGGTGGACGTCCATAGAGAACGTGCCGTCCTTGAGTCCACCAATGCGCTCGCGCGCGGTGCTCGTGAAGTTCGTGACCTCGATGTCATCGGCGGTCAGGTTGATCGTGGCCTGCGCCACGTTCGCGCTGATCGTGCCTGAGTTCAGGATCACGACCGGGTTCTGAATGATCTGCTTAGCCATGTGCGTGGCCCTTTCTCATGCGTAAATCTGGACAACAAACTCTGCCGCCAGGTAGGTGGTGTCACCCACGGTGACTTGGTTGTAGTTGCGCAGGTTGGTGACTCGGCAGTCGAACGCCTGACCGCCAAGGGTTCGGTCGCTCTGAATCGCCGTCTTGATGCTGGTGCTCCCTGTCGGGTTGCAGTACCCGTCAAGCTTGTTCTGTGCGCTGCGTTCATCCATCCGGCCCACAATGACCGTCACAATGAACTCGTACTCGTCGCCACCTGACCGCGCAAACGCGGTGTCGTAGGTGATCGAACTCGGGAAGATGACAGCCACCGGGGGGTTGATGGCGTCGGGGATCGTGGCAGCCGTGCGCAGTCCCGAGATGGTCGCCAGGTTGGTGGCAAGCCGTGTGCGCAGGTCCGACATCGTTGGCATCAGGCTGCTGCGTACTTCTTGAAGGGACGGATCAGCGCAGCCACGTCAGGGTCCACCCGACCGACGCGCGCCACGCCCATATCGGAAAAGCCCGCAAAGCCGAGGAGACTGTCAGCGCGCTTGTAATACCGGCCTGCCAAAATCAATGTCGCCTGCGTGATGGCCATGGGTACAGGGGTGAAGCCGTAGGTGCCTTGGATGCGCACCGTGGCTTGCTCGCCCCAGATTGGCAGCAGATAGTCACCGATCATGCGCAGCCGGTAGATGGGGAAGGCGTTGCCGGAGACGCGCTGGTTCAGCGGCTCAGTCTGGTAGTCCGAGGTGGCCAAGGTTATGGAGAATGTGCGGTCGCCCTGGTCGTCAATCTTGACGCTGGTGATGGCGGTCAGGTCGTCGGTGTCCACGGTGTAGCGGTCCGACGGCGTGAAGTCCCTGGTGGTCGCAGTCCCGTAGAAGTTGCGGTCGCACTCGCTGTCAATCATGCGGCTGGCCGATTCCACGGCCATCTCCAGCATGTCATCGTCAAGAGCGTCAGTCAGTCTGAGCGCTGCCTTGATCTGTGTCAGCGTGCAATAGCCATTGGTGATTGCCACGCTTCCTCCTGTCGTAATGCTTCTGCGATGTATTGGGTCACGGCGATCTCGGCACGCCAGCCGGGTAGTCGGCTGTTCGGGTAGTGGCAATGCGCCGATGGTTCGTCAGGCCAGGTGGCCATTGGGTCGTCCGTGAAAATCATGGCCAGCGCCATCGGACTAAGTTTCAGATACGTTGCCACGTCATAGGCGCCGACCGGCGCGTGCTGTGCCGCTAGGAAAGCCCTACAGACATCCTGCATGTGTATCCAGTCACGCTGCTCGATGGATGCCGCTGTAATCTGCTGGTGTCCACACAGGTGCCGGATCAGTTGCGGGATAAAGCCACGAGCGCTGCGTGCGGTCTCGCCGTACACGCTGTAAAGAGTCAGGGTCGTGTGGTCGGAGAACAACTCCTGCTGAGCGGCCTTGATCCTGGTGTACGGCAGCGCCTCGGCGTCCTCGCCCGCGTGCTGCCACCACGTCGCGGTGTTGATGACTGGCACGCTGTGCTTGTCGGACCAGGCGCGCAGGTCCTCGTTGAAGGATGTGAACGCGGCGATGGCGTCGTGGTCGCGGTGGTCGGGTGCGGCCAGATGAAACACGACGTCAGCGCGCATCAGGTCCGAGATCCTGTGGCCGACGAGGAATACGTCCACGTTGCGCCGGGACAGGTAACCGACCATCGCATGACCGAGGTGCCCGGTGGCACCCGTGATGGCGACGCGCATTAGGTCCTGGCTGCGTTCGCAACGAGCACGAAGTTCCAGGCCTTGCCCATATCGAACGGCAGGCCGTAGCCCCGCTCCACCAGGAGTGCCCATTCAGCCAGAGCCATGGCCACGTTCTGCTGCGGCTCGCCCCTGCTAATGAAGTCCTCAGCGTTAGCCGCGCCAACGATAAACGCAGACTCAGCCAGGACCCTGACACGCTCGCATGGAGTGTTAGCCCAGGAGTGCCCGTACAGGAAGGCCAGCCGCTCCCGACCCTTGGCCAGGTCAAGCTTCTCCCGTCGCACCACGTTCGCCGTGATAAGCGTTGCAGCAATCAGCAGACCAGGGTCATGTTGATGAATGATTGCCAGGTCACCCTTGAGCCCACGCGCCGAGGTGGTCACCTCCTGTGTCAGCAGGATGATGCGGTCCACGTCGTCGGCGTCTATTGCGTCTAGGACGTTGGCGATAGCACCCGGCAGGAGTTCGTCGTCATCGCCGATCAGCCAGACCCAGGGACCGCTGCCCTGTTCCAAGCCACGGAAGATGTTCGGGTCCCCGCCGAGGTTGATGCCGTGGTGCTGGTACTCCACCCGGCACGGCGCATCCGCCAGCAGGTCCTTGATCCGCTGCGCGTACTGGCCGCTCGGGTCGTCATCGGAGATGATGACCTCCACGTCTGGCGTTAGTTGCAATGCCATGGATGCCAGCAGCGTCAGAAGGCTCTCGCGCTTGTAGGTCGGTATGTAGATGGTCAGCCGTGGGTTTGTGGCCTCGGGGTTGAGCGTCCACGACCTCGACGGCTGCGGCAGATCAATGTCCTGCTGATTGGCCACGGTCGCCAGGTAGGGCCGCCAGTATTCGTCCCACACCTTGTCGGCGTCGTACTCCAGCGCGTGCGTTCTTGCCTTGTCGCTGCGCTCACGGCCACGCGCGTATGCCTGCTCCAGGCAGTCCACGATGCTGGGAACGTTCGGAGTGTTGAACCAGGAGAACTGCGCGCCGTCCCAGAAGGGTTGTCCCTCGGTCAGCCAGCCATCGCCGAGCAGCTCCGGCTGTGCTGAGAAGTTATTGACAATGGCAACCGTCCCGGCCAGTTGTGCCTCTAGGACCGTGAGTCCAAAGCCCTCGCCAAGCGTCGGAGCCAGCAGGACGTCAATGCCGTTGTAAATCGCGCCCATGGCTTCATTGGGGATGCCGTTGTGGTAGGCGTGCTGGTTCACCACCTTGTAGTGGCGGTGCTCCTCCAGGCCGCACGCCTTCAGCAGTAGGTCAAGGATCAGCCCGTTGTGGCGTCCGTAGCGCTCGGTATGCAGGTACAGGCGCACGTCCGGCTTGTTCTGCGCAAAGATGCTAAAGGCCAGAATGTTCTCGGCCCACGCCTTGCGGTGGATCGTCCCGCCGCCCGCTGCCTTGTTTGCGTTGATGCAGCCGACCACGAATACGTCGTCGTCCCAGCCGATCATCTCCCGGCCTGTCTTACCGTTGAACGTCGCGCCTGGGTAATACAACGATGACTCCACGGCCATCGGGATATACAGGGACTCAAGTCCTGCGCGCTCAATCTGCTCCTGACCGAAGCGGGTCACGGCGATTGGCGTGATATTCGGACGCTGCAACGTGCCGAGCACATTCGGCGGGACCGGCAGGTGGTCCACCATGGTCCAGACAGCCGTGGGGATGTCGCCCCACATCTTCTCGTCCATCGTCCAGGCGTCGAACAGACAGATTGCAACAGCGGGACCAGGGTGCTGCTGGGTCCACATCTTCCAGTTAGGTAGCACCGTGTCATTGCTGTACGGGTCCACTCCCATCGGGTAGACGGGGATGCCGTCGTAGTCCGTGGTCGTGCCGTAGATCCCGTAGTTGCAGTTGATGGCGACGTGGTGACCGTCGCGCTGCATACGCTCCACGGCTTGCTTGGTTTGTGTCCCGTATCCGGTGCCGGTCCAGGGAGCATTGCTATGCCAGAGGACGGTGACCGGGTCTATCCCTCGACGGTTTGCGCGCCGACGTGCTGCACGATCCATTGCAGGTTCCTTAGTTCGCAGGTGTTCGCAGGGAGACCCGAGGGCGCTAGTCCTGCGCCCTAACGCCCTCGGGGGTAGGTGGGGGAGGGACCGAGGGTCACCCGGCCCCTCCCGCTTGTTCCTGGTTAGGCGGTGCCGCCGCGGAAGAACTTCACAGCGTCGGTACGTCCACCACCGAGGTCGCCACCGACGCGCACGCGCGCCTTGAACGCAACCTGGTCTGAGGTGAAGTACGCCTCGTCCGACCGGACGATCTCGATGCCACCAACCAAACGAGTGTGGTAGGCGCGGAGATCACCGAACAGGATGGACTTGCCGGTCAGCGTTGCCGACGTCGCAGCCGTACCGATGGCGGGAACGAAGGGGTTCTCGTACACCGGGTAAGCGAGCAGACGACCGACCACGCCAGCATCGGCGTAGGGGTTGAACAGGTACGCGCCGGAGTTGTCCTTGAGTGCGCGAACCGTTCCGAGGGTTGCACGGCTCATCATCCAGCCAGCGCCCGGCTGCGCGGCGTAGACGCTGTCCACGGCGTGCATCAGGGTGATGAGATTGTCTGCAGTCGGAGCGCCTGCCACCCCCGTTCCGCCCACGACCGCAGGGGCCGTACCGAGCGCAAAAACGAGACCATTCGGCTGCACGGTGCCGGTGCCCTGTGTGAGCACGTTGCCGATAGCCGTTCCGAGCGCGAGACCCATCTGGCGTCCGAGGAAGCCAACGAGGTCGATCCCTGTATCTTGAAGCAGCTCATTCGAAACGAGCGTTAGGGTCCCGAATTTGTGGGCCCGGAGTGTGATGCTGGTGAACGTCGGATCGGACTCTGCGTAGGTCGCGCCCTCGGCAGTCGCGGTGCCGTTCTGCCGTGCGGTCTGCACAGGCACCTTGATGTCCTCGCCACTTGTGGTGTTGAGAACAGTCACAACCGAGTTGTCGAGCATCGGGGACAGCGTGGCCAGTTGCTCCTGGATCACGTCATAGAACCCCTGGGGTACGGTCTCCGGCCCCTTGGTCGCGGTTGCACCCGACAGCGCGCGACGCTCAAAGGTGGCGGTCCGACGCTCGCCGGTTGCCAACTGACGAATGATGTCGGCGTCCGACAACTCCGCAGCGGCGGTGCGAACCTCGGCGCGCAACTCCGGCGCTGAAGCGAACTGGTCGGCGATGCGCGCGTCACGCTGCTCGGCAGCGCGCACGGTGTTGATGTGGTCCTGGCGCTCGTCCATGCGGCCATTCAGCGCGTCCCACGCGGTGCGCTCCTCAACAGAGAGGTCGCGCTTCTCCTGCTCGGCGCGGTCGAGGTACGACCGTGCATCGTGCAGGTCTTTCTTCTGAGCCTCAAGGAGGCTTTCGAGGTAAGACATGTGTGTTCCTTATTGGTTGTAGGTGTGCAGGTGGATGTCCGGCGGAACGCTCAGGACGTCACATCGGCGGGTCGCTCAGATGTGTGGTGGAGGTGTCGGGAGTCGAACCCGAGTACGCAGCGCTCCGTCGTGCGGGTGTGCGCTACGGCTTACCAATCACCCCCCAGGGACTAGAGCCCTAGAGCCTTCTCGGCGAGTGCGAGTTTCGCGGCCAGGATCGCGGTCGGCACGGCAGCATCCGGCGCGGGTGCAACCTTGTCCACCACGCTGCGCAGCAGGTGCGCCTGGTCCTCAGTCAGTTCGCCAGCCTGCAACGCAGTCATGGCGTCGCTCAACTCGTCCACGTCGGTGGATGTGCGGCTGGCAAGGGTCTGCAACTTGCGCACGCTCGCGGTGGTCTGCGGGTAGGCAGGCACGCCGGTCACCACAGAGACTTCGTGCAACTTGGCGGCCATCAGCGTGCGCTCGGTGCCGTCGTCGCTCCAGTTGTCCTTGACGGTGGAGAACCCGAAGGACATACCCTGGATGTCGCCACGCTCGGTCAGGGTGCGGATGTCGCGGCCCCAGGAAGTGTCTGGCAGGTCAATCTCCACCCAGCCGCCGTCGGCGCGGTCCTCGATGCGCAGAGTCTTGGCGCGGGTGCTGCCCAGCAGCAGCTCGTCATTGTGATTGACGTAGGCGCGAATATCCACGCGGGACTTCAGCGACCGGGTAAACGCGCCAGGTGCGATCCGCTCCGTAAACCCGTGGCCCAGCGGCAGGCTCGGCACGTCGTACTTCCAGGCGTAGCCGCCGAACGTCATGCCGTCGCCGGACTCGATCTGGCGCACCTCGGCGTCAAAGGTACGGAACTCGACCTTGCTCATATCTGTGGCCCTTTCGTCGTCCAGGTCCATGTCGTCGTCGTTATTGCCCTCGGGATTGGGCTGCCAAGCGTTGCAGTAGTAATCACCGCGCACGAACTCGTCCCAGCGCTCGCACCAGGCGCGGTCGCCTTGCACGATGTCGTCGTCATAGAAGGCACAGTTGCCGCAGGCGCGTCCATCGGGAACGTCAGCCTCTAGTGCGGGTCGGTAGTTGTCGGGTAGCGCGCGCTCGTCCTGCATGGCAGCCGCCTGCCTTTCTAGCCAGCGTCGCGCTGGTCCTGGGTCCAAAGGGTTGATTCCCCATAAGTAGTGAGCGACAGCGCCAGCACCCGGCCATTGCGGGTGATCGGGGTCGCGGTTCTTAGGTGCCTCTAGGTCCACGGCGTGACGCGCGGCCCACGCATTAGCCCTGACCACCTTGCTGTCCGACATCTGGCCGTCAGCCATCAGCCGCGCCTCGCGGATCGTCTGATCCGTCAGGCCGTCACCGCCGAAACCCTCGCGCCGCAACTCCAAGCCACGCGCAGCAGCGTTGCGAACGTACTCAGGGACAGACACCTGCCTGGTCTCCACCACGCGCTCACCGCCCGGCTCAAGCCCTTCAGCGATGCTGACCGCGACCATCTGGTCAATGGCGGCCTGCTTAGTG